TTTCGAAAATTGGAGTTAAAGTGTTAACAATCCGTGACCTTGTAAATTCATTATTAGGCTCAAAAACAAAGGTTCTAGAAGCCTGCTTAGTAGGTCTTTCGAGAGTTAAGAACAGACGTCTTACATTAATTCTGTCGAATGCACTTGGCTTCTTCTGCAAAGTTTTCTGTCCAAATATTACTTGACCCTGATTCGGGAAGAATGCAACTGGATTAATATTAGCTTTGTATAATTCATCTCTTTGCTTTTGATTAGGGTTAATTGCTATATCTGTAGAATTAATTATGCCTCTAGCAAATCCTGCAGGTGCAGTCCAAGGATTTGCGACGGCATCTGTTCTTGCCATGACTGCTGCAGCAAATCCAGAAAAGGGAACCCAAACCGGTTGACCGATCCAATTATCAAAAACTTGAGCCCATTGCCCGTATACTGCTGCATATGAGGTGTTTTGGGATTCAAATTGATGGCGCATGGGCCATAATACATCTTGCTGGAAGTTAAGATCTGCATTGTCCAAGACCTTTGTTTTCTGTCCAGTTATTAATATTGGTCTTAGTACATCTGCTATAAAGATACAATCACCTCTTGTACCTCCTAGATAAGACGGCTTACAAAAGTTGCCAAATAGATTAAAGATAGAGTTGTAGTCATTTCTAAGTGATAGTGAGTCACCTGCAATATCATTTGATGTTCTTAGCCCGTTAATAGCTTGTTGTAAAGATGTATCAGTATTAAATTCATCAAAGTATGTAGTACTCGCTGCGCAAGAAGCTGCAAATATCGTACCTAATCCACCTTCACAAACGATATCGATATCATACACTTCATCATTTTTGATTCTATCTAACGCTCTTTCAATTTTGCTGGGCACAGCGCCAATTTCTTTATCAGAAATTTTAGCATTACTAAAGGATCCAAGCCCGAATAAATTACCTGCATCAGGGCCGACATCTGCTAGCCACCCTTGTGCACTAGCTCCATAATAGGGGCTACCAAGTGTAGCTGAAAGATTGACGTACGTATTGTTATTAAATCCAACCTCAGATCTGCCAGCAGCGGTGCTCATATGATCACCGAGATCGCTGTTATATGTTCTAATCCATCTTGTAGGATTACCGTTCGTATCTAGTGCATCACCACCTGAAAGCCTGTTTGAAATATTATCGTTTACTAAGATCTCAACGTTTCTTGAAGCTTCATCTTTATTTCCTAGGAAGAATGACATAGCAGGACCTCCCTGTTGGTCTAGCTCCGTTCTGTAATAATTTATTGACCCTACTAGTCCGTCTTCTAAAACATAGTTAAGTTTAAACGCCTCGTCACCAAAAACAGATTTACGTAATTTAAATGTTCCTAAGCTTAAAACATCGCGATATTCTGCTCCATTAAGTTCATAATCAGTTAGGTTTTCTATGACCTCTGACATACTGTCCGAGGGACCGGTTTTATAATTTGCTGTGGTTGAAAATTGTAATGTTGAAGCTGGTATTTTAGTCCACTCACCTCCTGATATAACTGAAGTAACAGTGCCCCCTGTACTATCTACAGTGTAAACGCTCTTGGTACTTGTAAAATTAGAAGCAGGATTTAAGCTCGCGTTGTCTACTATACCAACATAATAACCTTGGAATGTACCATCGATGGTTGTTTGAGCCTTGTTCAGTACAACAACTCCTGCACTTCCTAGTGCTGATACCACACCGGCTGTAGTGTGTGCGTTGTTAGTTAAATCTTTAATACTTCCACCTGTATTGCTCCAACTAAATGCTGTACCCTCAACACAGCTCAAATATTGACTTCGAGTTAGCTCAATATGTAAAGGAGCTCCTAGCACAAAAACACCACTATGGGCAAAATTTAATGTACCAATGCCTCCATTTGCACCGGAATTCGCCATTGTATTTTCAACTGCGGATACGGGATAAGCTAGTGCAGAGTATTTAGATCCAAACCCATCACCTAGGTGTGACCCGTAAGGTAATCTAGATGCGTAAACATTACCCGGTGAGTTTAGTATTTCGCTAATTGTATGATGAAAGTACCGTTCTGCTGAAGTAGTGGGGGCACCAAATATTTGTAGTTGTTCCTGCTTGGAGGAAATAAGAAGAACTTCATCTATGGGACCCTGTTGTGCAAATCCTGTTACATATATATTAGTACCAACATTTGGAGTGCCTCTAGTCGTTAGATCAGTTTCTCTTATTTCTACTCCTGGCGAGAGTATCGTTCTTTTGCCCATAAAATTATTTATCCTTTTTCAACTAAATAATGTTAAAAATTGATTACTTCTGTGTGTAATTGCGAATAAACAAAAGTAAAGCCAGAGACTATTTCGTCCGATTTTTGATAGTCGTAATTTATGGTGTCAACTGTTGTAGGAAATGCCTTAGTATATGTAAATTTAATTCTATTATTATTAAACTCATCCTTACCATATACAGTTAAATCGGTTTGATAGTTCGTCTCTATGTTGCTCAGCCTCCCAGTGACGTCGTACCCCTCTACTTGGTCATGTAGAAGATTTAACCATTGATATATAACCCAATAATTCCTATATTGGTTATCTACATTAAATTTAACACTAACAGGAGGAAATGCGGGCTTGTTGTGAGAAGATATATAATAAGTGCTCCCGGAAAATCTGGCATCAACCGCGGGGACATTTATCGCAGGGACTGTTGTACCGAAGATAGAAAATTGCACCGTGTCACTAGAAAAAGAGGTGTTGCTATGATCTTGTAACCATGGAATATTAGGTTTAAGTATCCGTGGTACATCGAAAACCAATAAGAACTTATCGCCCCTTGATTTGTTTAGCATTGATTGCTGGTATGTGTTTTTAGCCATCTTTGTTATTATTTATTAATATCTCACTGGTGAAAATGTAATGGTCCTAATGGCTCCCCTGTCCAATCTTTCGGAGGAGCTTCCCCTATTAATTTAAATCCAAATTCTTGTAGTTCGTCCATATCAGCATTTTGTTCATCTCCCATTCCCCATACAATAGCCGGTAATGCATAATTATTTGAACCTACAATTTCTTCATCAAGGTAAATTGATGTAGAGTCTTCAAAGTAATCAATACCAAAATCCATTGGCTCTAAAACTAACGGCTTACCCATATCATCTTCTTCTACAATTTCAAAGAAGCGCTCTGTAATTTCTTTCTCTAATATAAACAGGCCATATAATATAGCCATCACCCGGTCATCATGAAATCCAGCTCGTGCTTTCCATGTACCATTAGGATACCTGACAAAGTTTCTAAGCTCCATCACTGTCTCTTCTTCATTTATATGAACAGTGCGTACTTCATTCATAAAATATCGCATGTTTAATACACCTTTATACTTTGTATTAGTATGAGCTATCATACCTCTCATTACATTGCGACGGTGGGCATTAGCGTTGCCATACGATACTATCTTTTCGTATCCTAAATCGGTGGCTAATCTATCTACTACTTGTGCACCACAATTGTTTCGTTCTATTAAAGCGAGAGGCGATCCCCAGTTACGAAGAATTTTATACACCCTATTAGTAAATTCTAAAGGAGGTATCTTATTGTTTCTATATACAGCCACTTGTTTAATATCTCTTATATCAGTAATATCTAATATTTGAATAACAGAAGCATCAATACCAACCCCTTCAGATATATCAACACCAGCGACATATAGCTTAGCATCATCTGGCTCTTCCCAAATTTTATAGTGACCTTCATCTAACAATATCTTTGGCTTAGATACTTTGCCCATCATTTCTTCGAAAAGCTCATCATCTAATGTTGATTCACCTGAATGGATAAACTCACATTCGAATTCTTGTAACCATGCTTCAGAGGATCCTAGAGCTGTTTTAGTAGCTTTGGCCCACGCTTTATCACGACCAGGAATTTCATCCCATCTTATTTTATCGTGCGACCAGCTATTTTCACCTTCGACAGCGCCTGTGTATATTTTATAGAATAGGTTATCAGTACCATTAGCAGTTGAGCAGACAAACACTTTTGATTTTTTAGAAGAAGTAATAATAGGGAAGACTGATTTCCAAAACTCTTCTACTAAATGCGGCTCAATAAAAGCCATCTCATCAATAACAAGACAGTTAACAGACTGACCACGAGCAGCTGTACCGGTAGTA